ACTCCACTCTCTCGGCTTTCTTATTATGGGCCTGATCTCTCCATAAAGGATACGACTCGTCTGGCATGACCCTGTTAATCCTGCTTTCAAAGTGCAGTTTATAGGAATGCAGAGCATGACGCACGTGCTTAAAAACTTTTTCTTGATTGGAAATCAGAAATTCGTTATACCCGGGTTTCTCCGGGGCTCGCAAGGCAATCATACGCCCAATAGCGGTTCTGTGTTCTCCCTCTCCGGAACCAGGCAGATTGATAGGCAACGCAAATCCTGGTCCGAAGAAAGAGACATACTCACTGTTGTACTCTTCGGGTGTACACGAAAATTTCGGGGTGAAATCTTCGTAAACCGTGCCCGATTTGAGAAGAGTGGTCCGACATGTTGACGTCAAAATGCTCTCCTCGCACGGTTTAGGCGTGAATGTAAACGATGGGGTCAGTTTAAGGGCACCTATGTACCCCACGCCTGTAGCTGACCCCATTTTCCTAAATCAGTCGAAAGGAGTCACACTGGGGCGATTAACAACCCCGGTGTCTCCTTTTAGACTGATCTGTATGCTCTTCAATTGATGTATTGAATGTTTTATAGTCTCTAAAACTTCAATAGTTGACAAAGAGCTGCCATCCTGCTTTCTATATTTGGAACTAGCCGTATTGGCGTAATATCCTATACGATTAGCTGTTCCAATAAGTGTGGCGTTGCTGGTAAAAAACTCTTTTACCAGCTCACCACTGAGACCGATGCTGACTGAGGATGCGTACGTACTGGTCGCGCCAGCTTTGTAGCTCCAAGAATCGACGTCTCTCCTCATAACGATTTCACCCGGTGTGTCACCACTCAAGTCTCCCTTAGATAAGTGAGAAGTGTCCACAAGTTTCCCGGCCACAATACAGGCCACGCCAGCTGCTAATTTAAGCGTATTAGCGAAACCCATGGGACTCCACTTAAGCAATAAATAAGAACTAACGGCTGTTAAGATCGGAGTGCAGTACAAAAAAGGGTCAAACCTTCCAATTGTCTCACTGACATAATCAATAAAGCTGAAGCACTTAAGGGCAGCAATATCTAAGCATGGTCTAAATTCTTTATTACGCATAGCCGCGACGGCTGGATTGTTGCGAATGCGCTGATAAACGCCCTGGAAGTCGTTTGCGCAAGTCCACACCCTGGATATTCCAGAAGTAATGTGGGAAATGGCTTGTTTACAGTTGGACGCGGTTACGACTCCGTGTACCAACTCCCGTAAGCGAGGGTCCGAGTTAGCGAAAGCAGGTGAAATCACCAAACCCGGAATACAGCACTTCAGGGTAAAACTCAAGAAGGCCGCATTGACTTTAATTGGAATCAAATTGACGCGTTTTAGCGCTGCAGCAAACAGAATGGCCCCTGTGAGAATCCTTACATTCTTCATAAAACAGGGAGACCCTGATAAAACTCTGTTACTGGGGAGATTGACCAATGTCATCTCGGCTGGGATAGAAATATCCTCTACTGCGTCATCACGTGTGACTTCAACCTCGACAAGAGGTTCGTCCACTAGCACGGGTTCAGGAATTTCTTCCTCTACAGATTCAGCGCGATTAACTGCTGGAACTGGACTTTCGGTTTGATTGGTATTCAACACTGTTGCTGAACTACGCAATGGGCTGCTGTGCAGGTATCTACAGCCACTAACGGAGCACATACCCGTGTTCGCATACGTGCGACACACTGGAGTGACGGGACCTAGCCCTAATTTGGATTTAAGGCAATTGCCTACAGTTCCGTGGATTCGTTTGTTATCCGACTCTTTTTTGGCTCTCTTCCTAGAGTCGTTCCCGCTCTGGCCAGAACTACTACTGGACTTCATCTCATACTGCTCCTGTCTCCTACCTCCTTGCATTGTTTGTTGACTCGTTTTCGTTGACTTTATGGCATACAAAAACGAGAGGAACAAACAACGCAAAACTTGTTTTGTTTTGCATTGGGTTTGATTCCACGGCGCCTGGCAGCAGCGTTTCACGGTAAATTGCACAGAAGAACTT